GTAAAAAGGAGAACGCTGATTACTCGGCCATTTCTACTTGGGGTATTTTTAAACCATCAGCTGACGCACCAGACTCTATTATATTGTTAGACGCTCAAAAAGGCCGTTGGGATTTCCCAGAGCTTAAGAGAATTGCTTACGAAGAATACCAGTACTGGGATCCTGATATGACCCTAATTGAAGCCAAAGCTTCTGGTACTCCTCTAACTCACGAACTAAGAAGACTTGGAATACCTGTTGTTAATTACTCCCCTACTAGAGGGCATGACAAGTCTACAAGAATGAATTCCGTTGCTCCTATATTTGAATCAGGTTTGGTGTGGGCGCCTAAGAAAAAGTTTGCAGATGAGATGATTGACGAATGTGCCTCCTTTCCTTTTGGAAAAAATGATGACTTGTGTGATACTATGACTCAAGCTTTGATGAGATTTAGAGAGGGTGGTTTGGTATCTTTAAATGATGACTATTTAGATAGAGAGAAACCCCCAGTAAAAAGAGTGTATTATTAATATGTTAATTTTTTTTACAGAATATGAAGAGGATGGGAAAATAAAGAATGGCCCATTTATCATGTGTAACTCAGTAGAAGAAGCTGCAGAGCAAGCTGATTATTGTAAGATAACTATTGTTGGTAGTTTAGTAGAGTCAGTACCTCAAGATATGATTGTAATGAAACAAAGGACTATACATTAATGGCAATAGATAAAGACATAAATCCAACTATTATTAACGAAGACAATCAAGTACCTCTTGGACAAGAAGATATGAGTATTGCCTTAGAAGCAATAAGAGATTCTGGTACAGAAGGATTTGAAATACAAGAAGATGGCAGCGCTATATTAGAGGGATCTAACGAAGAAGAGATAGAGACAGGGTTTGACGATAACCTTGCAGAAGTTATTGATTCTCAAGATCTAAGAGTTATTGCTAATGAATTAATATCAGGTATTGAGAAAGACAAAAGCTCAAGAGAAGATTGGGAAAAGACATATACAGACGGTTTAAAATACCTAGGTATGAAGTTTGACGAAGAAAGGTCAGAACCTTTTGCTGGAGCTTCAGGAGTTATTCATCCATTACTAGGTGAAGCAGTTACAACTTTCCAGGCTCAAGCATATAAAGAATTACTTCCTTCAGGTGGACCAGTAAAGACTCAAACAATGGGAGCTTATAGCTCGTCAATAGAAGAACAAGCCAGAAGAGTTAAAGACTTTATGAACTATCAGATAACACATGTTATGGAAGAGTTTGATGAGGAGCTTGATCAAATGCTTTTCTATCTTCCTTTAGCAGGATCTGCATTCAAAAAAGTTTATTACGATGAAGCAATAGGAAGAGCCGTTTCTAAGTTTATTGCTCCGGAAGATTTAATAGTTCCTTACTACACAACTGACTTGGAGACATGTCCAAGAATAACTAACGTTATAAAGATAGCGGAGAATGAAGTAAGAAAACTACAAGCTCTGGGCTTTTATCGTAAGATTGAATTAGAAACGGGAGAAGATGCACAAAACTATACAGATGTAAAAGAAGAAATAAACAAGCTATCAGGTATGGAGCCTTCATATGATGATGGTGAAGTTTCGTTATTATATGAAGTGCATTGTAATCTAGAACTAGAAGGTTTTGAAGATATGGATGAGGAAGGAGAACTTACAGGAGTTAAGCTTCCTTATATAGTTACTATTGATACTCATTCTAGTGAGATACTTTCTATAAGAAGAAACTACAAAGAAGATGACGCTACTAAGAAAAAGATAGAATACTTTGTTCACTTTAAATTCTTACCTGGCCTAGGGTTTTACGGCTTTGGTCTTACACATATGATCGGTGGTCTATCTAAGGCTTCTACATCTATTATGAGACAGTTGATTGATGCTGGTACTTTAGCTAACTTGCCTGCTGGTTTTAAAACTAGAGGTATTAGAATTAGAGATGAAGATACTCCAATACAACCGGGTGAATTTAGAGATGTAGATGCTCCGGGTGGATCACTAAGAGAATCTATACAGCCATTACCTTTTAAAGAACCAAGTGCTACTCTTTTAAATTTACTAGGAATACTAGTAGATGGTGGTAAAAAGTTTGCATCTATTGCTGAAATAAATACAGGTCAAGGTAATCCAAACGCACCTGTAGGCACAACTCTAGCTTTATTAGAAAGATCTACTAAAGTATTGTCTGCTATACATAAAAGACTACACAACTCGCAGAAGAAAGAATTTAGATTATTAGCACAAGTATTTAAAGAATACCTACCACCAGAATACCCTTATGCAATACCAGGTGGCAACGCTCAAATTAAATTAACAGACTTTGATGAAAGAATAGATATAATTCCTATATCCAATCCAGATGTATTTAGCCAATCTCAAAGAATTGCTATGGCTCAAGAAATGATGCAGTTGGTACAATCAAACCCAGAAGTTCATGGGCCTAATGGGGTATATGAATCATACAAAAGAATGTATGCGGCCATAGGTGTGGATAATATAGAACAAATACTAACACCTCCACCTCCAACAGAACCTAGTCCTTTAGAGGCAGGTTTTGAAAACAACAAACTTTTGTTAGGTCAACAAGCTCAAGCTTTTGCTCAACAAGACCATGATTCGCATATAAAGACACACATGGCTATACTTAATACGCCTCCTGTACAAATGAATGCACAAGTACAAGCACTAATACATTCACACATTATGCAACATTTACAAATGAAGTCTGATGTTTTAGCTGAACAACAAATGCCACCAGAAGCTATGCAACAATTTCAACAGTTGCAACAACAAGCACAACAGGCTAATCCAGCAGAATCACAACAAATAATGCAACAAGCAAGCGATATACTTGCTCAGTTTTCAGCTCCCATCATGGCAGAACTTATTACAGAGTATAGTCAAAAAGTTTCAGATCCTAGTGATGAAGATCCATTGGTTTCTATTAGAAAACAAGAACTTGCACTAAAGGGTCAAGAACTGTCTATGGAACAACAACAATTCTTACAAGAAGAAAAACGTAAAGCTTTAGATGCTCAAAGAAGAGTTAATGTAGACAAAGAAAGAATAGGATCTATGGAAGATATAGCAGATTTAAGAGATGAAACTGCCAGAGCAAGGCTAGAACAACAAGCTCGTTTTAAATTATTAGATTTGCAAAATCAAAAATAAACCTTGCAAAATTAAAAATGACACAACATAATAAAACACATGTATAAAAGAACAGACATAAGTCAACAAAAAACACCAAAAGTATTAAAAAATAAAAACAGTTATAGTAATAAAGGCAACGCGTCTTTAAAGACTAATGCTGGTACTTTTTCAACAAGCACAACACCTAAACCTGGAATGGGCAAAGGTAAGTGTAGAGGAATGGGCGCTGCCGAATTTGGCGGTAAGTTTTCAGGCATTTATTAATGTCGTCAGTTTGGCTTGCTGAAAAGTTTTTAAAAGAACTTGAAGGCAGAAGAGAAGATACTAAGGATGCTATGTTATCTGGATGTAAAGACTTCTCTCAGTATGAATTTCTGCGTGGGCGTTACAGTTCTCTAGCTGATGCAGAAAATATTTTTAGAGAGCTGCTAGGAAAAATACAACAAGATGACGAAGATTCACATACCTGATCACGTAGCTAAAGCTATAGAATCAGAAAAAAAACCAGAACCCAAACAAGCAACTCCAGTACCAGAGAGTAAAGAAAATGATGTTTATGTCAAAGAATCAGCTCGAGTCTTAGACCCTACATTATTAGATAAAAGTTTTTTAGATCGTATGCCTCAACCAACAGGTTGGAGGATACTAATACTACCTTATAAAGGTAAAGCAGTCACAGAAGGCGGAATCCACCTAGTTCAATCAACCGTAGATAGAGAATCTTTAGCTACAGTTGTTGGGTATGTGGTAAAAATGGGCCCTGATTGCTATGCGGATGCAAACAAGTTTGCTGAACCATGGTGTCAGGAAAAACAATGGGTATTGATAGGTAGATATTCTGGTGCTCGCTTTAAGTTGGGTGATGAATCTGAATGCAGGATCATTAACGATGACGAAGTGATAGCTACTATAATGGATCCTGACGATATTCTTGCAGTATAAGGAGCAAAAAATGGCAGAAGAAAACGCAAAATTAGTAGAAGAAATAGAAGAAGGTCAGATTGTTGAAATTGATCCGATTGAGGATGACACACCTAAAACACAAATTCCTATGGAATCTGTTGATGAGGTAGCTGAAGAACAAATAGAAAATGTTTCTGATACACCAGAAGAAAAACAAGAAGAAGAGTTAGAAGATTATTCTAAAAGCGTACAAAAAAGAATAAACAATTTAACTAGAAAGCTAAGAGAAGCAGAGAGAGGTCAAGAATCTGCATTCGAGTATGCACAGAAGACTTCTTTTGAGAATCAACATCTTAAACAAAAAAGCTCAAACTTAGATAGATCTTATTTAATGGAAGCAGAGAACAGGCTTAAGTCTCAAAAACAACAAGCTATGTCTGCATTAAAGTCAGCACACGAAGTGCAGGACTACGATAAGGTTGCTAAAGCTCAAGACGTTTTATCAAAGATAGCTGTAGAAGAGAATAAAGTTTCTACATCAAAGATGGCTATACAAAGACAAGTTCAAGAACAACCGATACAACCTCAACCTGCGCAACAACAATATTCGCAACAACTTCCACAATATCAAGCTCCACCAACGCTAGACGCTAAACAAGAAAAGTGGGTAGATGAAAATGGTTGGTTTGGAGATGATCAGATTATGACACTTGCAGCTTTTGCAATAGATCAAAATTTAATTGCAGAAGGATTTAGTCCACAGACTGATCAATACTATAGTGAAGTTGATAAAAGACTAAGAAAAGAATTTCCGCAAAAGTTTGACGAGCCTTCCAATCAAGTGAAGCCTCAACAAAAGGTGGCTTCAGCAGGCAGGATGGCTGGTAATACTAGCTCAAAAAGACAAGTTAAGTTGTCGCCAGCAGAAGTGCAAATGGCAAAAAGATTAAACGTACCCTTAACAGAGTACGCAAAATATGTTAAAAGGTAATAGTTATGACAGAAAATGACAATAAAGATTTAAACAGAGCCTCGCGCTCTGCCGACACTCGAGCTAAAAAAGAAGCTCGCAAACCATGGAGCCCGCCATCAACGTTGGACGCTCCTCCTGCACCTGAAGGTTATACTTACAGGTGGATCAGAGCCGAAACTTTAGGCGTTGAAGATCATAAAAATTTAACTGCAAGATTGAGCGAAGGTTTTAACCTAGTTCGAGCTGAAGAGTTAGATGATTCTCAACAAGATCGATACGATACCCTAAAGCAAGGAAGACACACAGGAGTAGTTGCACGTGGTGGTTTGCTATTGGCTAAGATTCCAAATGAAACTCGTGAAGAGAGGAACTCCTACTATAATTCACGTGCCAAGACACAGCAAGACGCTGTGGATAACGATATGATGAAGGAATCAGACCCAAGTTCTCCGATGTTAAATCCTCAGAGATCAAGCAAAGTAACTTTTGGTGGTGGTCAGCGAAGTTGATCATCAATACTTAATAGAATTATAAATTATAAGGTGACTTATTATGGCTAACAAAGATGCCCCATTTGGAGCAAGACTTGTAGGTAAATTAGGTTCTGGCGTTGCCAACGGTGGTACAACAGAATATAAGATAGCTACAGGAGCTTCGGGGAATATTTTTTCAGGCGATTTGGTAAAAATGCTTAATACTGGTACGATTTTAGTATCAGCAGCTGGTGATGAATCAGTAGGTATTTTCAGAGGATGTCAGTTTACTAATAGCAGCGGTGACGTTGTTTTTAGTTCTCACTTCCCAGATGGTACCGTTTCAACTGATATCGTGGCTTTTGTACAAGACGACCCTGATGCTGTATTCGAGATTCAGAGTGCTGGTTCTCCAGCTCAAACTGATGTCGGTTTGAATGCAGATATAGCTTATACGGCTGGATCTACCAAAACTGGTATGTCTGCTGTAGAACTATCTGGGACAACTGCTGCAACGACTGCAACATTTAGGATTATGGGATTCTCCTCTGATCCGGACAACACAACAACAGGCTCAGCTAATGTAAACGTTATTGTTAAATTTAACGAACATTTCTATGTCGACCCAACGGGAGTATAAGTAATGGCTATTAATAGAGCGCAATTAGCGAAAGAATTAGAGCCGGGTTTAAACGCCTTGTTTGGTATGGAATATAATAGATACGAAGCCCAGCATACAGAGATTTATGAAAGTGAATCATCTGATAGAGCATTTGAAGAAGAAACCCTGATAGTAGGGTTTGGTAATGCAGAAGTAAAATCCGAAGGTAGCGGTGTCAGATTTGATACAGCTAACGAAGGTTATACATCTCGTTATACCCACGAAACAGTGGCTTTAGCATTTGCACTAACAGAAGAAGCAGTTGAAGATAATCTGTACGACAGGCTTGGTGCTAGATACACTAAAGCACTAGCAAGATCTATGGCTAATACTAAGCAAATCAAAGCTGCATCTGTATTGAACAACGCGTTCTCTACAACTGGCGGTGATGGTAAAGTGCTTATAGCTACAGATCATCCACTAGGCGGCGGCGGATCATTAGCAAACAGAGCTACTACTATGGCGGATCTTAATGAAACTTCACTTGAAGATGCATTAATTAATATCTCTACATTTACGGATGATAAAGGTCTTAATATTGCTCTAAAAGGTATGAAGCTAATTATTCCACCACAATTAGTATTTGTTGCTGACAGATTGTTACAAACTCCTGGAAGAGTTGGTTCGTCTGACAACGACTTAAATGCTATTAGGAATACTGGTATGCTACCTGATGGTTATGTTGTAAACAATTATCTAACAGATACAGATGCTTTCTTCTTGAAAACAGACTGTCCTGATGGATTCAAGTATTTTGAAAGATCACCAATGACAACTTCATTGGAAGGTGATTTCGATACTGGCAACATGAGATACAAAGCTAGAGAACGTTACAGCTTTGGATATTCTAACTTCAGAGCCGTTTACGGTTCTCAAGGAGCTTAAGGGAACGATATTGTAGAGTTTTTAACTCAATTACAATTCTTAAAGGGGAGCTTCGGCTCCCCTTTTTTTGTTGCTTTACATTAAATCTAAGAGTAAACTTTAATAACTAGGAATATATTAACTTGTTCTATCGACTGACCTAGCAGACAAGCCAAGACAATAGAACTTATTTCCGGGAGGAA